TGTGCACGAAGACTTGTAGCCATTTTCTCGGTTTCTTCTTCGCGCTTAACTTGTGCAGTCTGATCTGCTTCTTCTTTGATAGCTGCTTGCGTTTCTACGTGTGCCTGGTTAGCTGCTTCAAGTTGTTTTTTTTGCCGCTTAAACTCTTGAAGTTCTGCTGCAGCTTTCCTTTGCTGCTTCTGCAACTCTTCTTTTTCTGACTCACCACTTCCGAACCAGCCGGTACCTTCCGAACTCGCATTTGGTAGGCGCTGGCGTAAATTGCCAAGTTCACTGGTTCGTTGTTCTATCAGCTGATCTAACGCCTGCAGGTCGCCCTGTTCTGCTTTCATCTGCAGAATTTGGTCTCTGAGCTCATCGGCTTCCGCTGAACGAATAGCATTAGCTGCTTTTGCCGCGTTGGCACCGCGTTTAGTCGCTGATTTCTGCTGGGTGTTTTCGAGGTACTGAAGCTCTATTTGTAACTCTTCAATAGTTGGCGCAATTTTGCCGCGCAACTTATCAAGTGAATACGAGATACCATCTAGCCACTTCTTAACGCCACCGCCTAAAGATGAGCTTTCAGAAAAACTGAGTAATAATTCATCCCAACGCTGGCCAAGCGTGTCTACTGAACCTGCTAACCCGCCAGCTTCGGCAGAACCAGCCCCGCCTACTTGCCCCGCTAGCTGTTCAAGAATGACCTTTTGAGCGCCTGCAGTATCGCCCATTTCTACCATTGAACGAATCATGTCTTTCTGCGCAGAAGTGAAGCTAACACCACTGCGCTTAAGTGCATTAATACCGGCTACAGGATCTTCTAATGCTTTACCCAATTGCAGGGCTTTATCTTTAGCGGTACCGCCAAAAACAGCGGCCATATCCTGAGAAAGTTCCACGGCCTGGGTGAAGGTTTCTCCGCTTACAGACTTAAACGTCTGAAGAACGTTCTGCGCTTCGGTTATTCCCTGCACACTCGCCAGCGTGCTTAACGCAACTTGGTTTGCTTGTTGTTGTAGTTGCTCAGCAGTGAAACCAGCCGCATTACCAGTAGCCCTAACTAGTGCTTCGGTTCTTAATTGGCTTTTTTCGTATTCATTGAATACCTGCAGCGACTTATAGCCAACCGCAACTAGGCCAGCTAATGCCGCAGCTAATCCGCTAGTGACGGCAGCACCAGAAGAAAACAATGAATTAACGACAGATACCCTACTGGCAACGCCGCCCATAGGGCCCTGAATAGCTTGTGCGCCCTGTGATAATCCACGCATTGAGTTGTTAAAGCGCTCATTACTGGTGATTGCGCGCCCTAACTCGCTGCGATAAGACCGGGTATTGCCTCGCAGTTCAACTTCGTAGTTCTTTTTGTTCATTATCTTCTCGTAAAGCGCTTATAAAGCTCTTCTACAGACATAGGTTTGATTTGCATTTTGGGGCGATATCCAACGATAAAATCGCTAGATTCAAAGGGTTTATCACCCTTTTTGCTTAAGTAATTTGCCACTTGAGCACGTAAACCAGCCACTTGGAACTGGTCAATTTTGCCACCGTAGGGCTCGATTTCACCGAATCGCAACCATTCGAGAAGCTTTGACGCACTGAGTCTATCTAGGAGAGAGTCTGCATCTTCGCAGCCTAGCTTTAAGGCCAGCCTAAGTGTGGCTGTTCGATAGGGCTGGCCTACGAGGGGTTTCTTGCTAAATCCTCGTCACTTAGTGGTTCGGGCTCTTCTGATTGAGAGTCATTTTCACTTTTTGGAGGCTGATAAAGAGGGTCTATCCAAGGCATATCAGAAACACTGGCAATTTCTGCAAGCACTAAGGAAATTTTCGACTGTGGGAATGATGCAAGAAACAAAAGGTCAGTTTCACTATCCCACTTTAAAGGTATGCGCCCAGACTTTGTACGTAACGACATTGCAATAGCCTGGTATCTTAGCGCCATTACATTACGCCCTTTCTCTTCTAAGTCAGCATGGGAACGCTGAATAAGATTGAGTTGGTCCATGATCACTACAGCATCTGCTGCAGAAAGCTCAACTATAAGCCAGCGCCCTAATTTAGCTACAGCACTTTGCGCGCGATGCGCGAAGGTTTTATCCTTCGGCATCTTACGCTCAGCGATAAAACGCTTAAAGAAGCCAAGCATTAAACTAGATCTTCTTCAAGAATTGGACCGTCGACTTTTAGCGTTAAGCTTCTGTCTACTTGCCCCTCTTTTGGGATTGCATAACCAACTTTTGTAGTTAAGCATCGGAATGACAACGTTTTAGCAATTGGCGCGGGGAATTGCACCTGTACATGGTTTTTCGTGCCGTTATGGAAAGCATCAATAATACTTTCAATATCAGTCTGCGTTTCGCGATAACGAACAGTGATATTCCATTCACCGCCATCACGTAAACCGTAATCTGACTCTTTCCAGTCATGTTCGGTACCATACTGGGTTGCATCAACCACTTCACTGGTCATTTCACCAGGCTCCATGGTCATAATATTTGCTATTGAATCACCGTAAGAAGTGCCAGCATCCGGCGATAAGTGCAATGAGACTAATTTACCCTTCATGATTAATCCTCGTCTAGGTATTGTATTGTGTAAGTAAGCTGCAATTCACCGATAGTCGTTTCACTGTCACGGTCGTATGCAAAGTTGGTTCTATTCATGCCTTCAATCAGGCCGTCTAACTGGGGGTTTTCGCGCAGCAGCTGCTGCACTGCAGTGGCTTTTTGGTCTAATGCATCATCAATATTGCCCGGATCACGAAGCATGATTTCAACAATGACTTGTGCCTCTGTAATTCCGGTATCATCGAAGTCATATTCAGTTTCACCAGAATTAAAGAACACCTTCAACGCAGGTAGTTCATCTTCGAATATCTGCGCTGGAGAGTAATTAAATGTAGTAGAGAAGCCAGCAGGCTCCGCTATCGCGCGGATTGCTTCTCGTATCTGCGAACGTGTGGCCATTACTTAATTCCTAGCGCTTTATCTAATCGCCAGGTCAACTGACGAAATAGCTCTAAAGGAAAATCTTTAGCAAGCGAAGCTTCTGTCTCTTCGTTCACTGCATTCTTAAGTGTTTGCTCTGTAAACTTTGCTCCAAAGCCAGCGACTTCAATATTTCCTCTTCCCTGACCTTTTCGAACATAAATATTGCGTAAGCCTTTATTGGTAAATGTGTTTGGCCACTCGTAAGGACCAACCGCATGACCATCACCTCTCGGCTTAGCGCCTGCCGTTCTTGCAGACAGCCTATTGGTACCGGCCCACACTTTTCCGTGAAGACTAGTCGCTTTAGCTCGTGTAATTTTCACACGTTGTCTTATAGGTGCTTGCTTAACTTGCATGGCCTTAGAAGCACGGCGAACAATTTTCGTCCGTGACTTTTTAAGGCTATCGTTGATGGTTGCCGCCATTGCACGGTTAACCTCACCTTTTCTATGAGTATCTAGCGCACGACTCATTCGCTTCATTTCAGCTAAGGCTTGTTTTGAGTTAACCGATACAATTTTTGACATTACTAAACACGCTCAAGGATCAAGCTGGTGACTTCGCCTGACTCTTGCTTTGTCACGAAAAGGTATTTAACGCCATTTACCGTGATAGGTTCCCTGCGTTTTATGGCTGGTAGCGATGTTTTCGGCGTGTCGAACTGAACCTGATTAGTGTCCAGTTCACCGAACTCATGCGCTCTGGTGTACAGGTATCCATTCACCTCTACACCAGAGATAACCGCCACATGTTTAAAGTCAGCAAAGAAAACTGACTCCATATCTGCGGCAAGATCATCTTGAAAGCTCATAGCTATTCGCTTTCACCATCGGTTTCTGGCCCAAATGCCGCGTCTAAACCGTCATCGATTTTTGGAACTTCGATTTCAGTATTAGCTTTTGCGTCGACAATTTTACCTTTCGACGCTGCTTGCAGTTCTTTTGCCATCGAAGCATCAATCGAGATGATTGTTTTTTTTCCTTTAGTTTTGTTAGGGAAGTAGCTTTTACCCATAAGCCGCACACCGCGTGTAAGCTCGAAGCTTACTTTTTTACTATCTCTAGCCATTTTCTTTTACCTTAAAAAAAAGCACCCGAAGGTGCTTTGCTAGTTAAAAATTATGTAAATTACTCACCCAAGCAGAATGCTTGAGGGTGACGAACCGCAACGTCTGCGTCTTGGAATAAACGCATAACAAGACCACCGCTTGCAACTTTGGTAGCACGATCAGGAACTACATCAAGCGCGCCCCACAAGCCAATTAGCGCTTGCGAGAAGTCACCAAACAACATCTGGCCAGCGTTCATTTGGGTTGTTACTGCAGCGTTGTAGTCGTTAACGCGGCCATTCTGCCAAATAAACTGACCTGTACCTGAAGCTTTCTCAGTTGTTTTAAGCTTTCCACGTAAAGACGGGCGCATTAGATAAGCCATGGTGTTAGCATCTGCATTGGCTTCCGCCACGTCAGTTTCAAATGCAACTGTTTCAGCCCATGTAGGACTATTTGGTGCAGCGAACGCAATTGCACCGATACCGCTGGTGTTAACGATACCTGTAGGCTCATTGCCAATACCCGAACCGTAAAGCGCGCCCTGATCTAAACCTAAGCTTTGACCACGCATGATGTCAGCCATAACCAGCGCTTCAATATCTGGCGTAGACTGGTTCATGATACGGCGAGTGATAGGAACTGCAGTAGCTAGCGTTTTAGGTCGTAGCTGTACAGTAGTGAAAGACAGGTCGCTATCTGTAGCCGCACCATCTTCTTCTACCCAGTAGAAGGTTGCCGAACCATTCTGTTTAGGAATATCAACATCACCCACAAGGCCAGAAACCATGCGTGCACCTAATTGCCCCACCACTGCTTGTGCGCGAAGTGCTTCAATGTACATTTCAGCATGAAGTTCGGTAGCTACAAGCTCAGCACCTTTACCCGCAGTGCCAGCTGATTGCATACGTGCAAGTTGCATTTGGCGCAAACCGTAGCCCATGGCCTCATAGCTAAGATAAATACCGTCAGCATCACGGCCAACACGTTTAGCGATAGCTTCTGACACTTCACGTTCAAGGCCAGCTTTCTTAAAGTTACCAGTAGCAACCGCGCGAAGCGCATTAATAACGCTGTACTTGCGAAGCTCGTTTTCACCGATATCCAAATTAATCATTGTTGACTCGGCTTCAGGATCTTTGCGTTTGCCGTGAAGCTCACGAATAAGCGCACTGTTAAACTCTTCGTAGCTGCGGCCTTTAGCAATAAAGTTATTGCCTAAATCAGTGGCACCGTACTGACGTGCAGTTTCAGCAATACGTTGTGCATCGCTTGCTTCAGGTGCGGTTTTCACTTTGCGTGGCTCTGCGAATTCACGCTTAGTTTGGTTAGTCGTTTCCGGTGATACCGAACGTTCGGCAGTTTCATCCGGGGCGTTGTTGTCTTGGATTTCGATATCATCCATTTTACGTACCTCAGTGGTGGTTATTTTTACGGGGTTGTCGTTTGTTTCAGCGTTTCGACCAACACCTACGGTAGGGTCTGCCGGTACTGATACAGAAGATATTTCTAGCGGTTCCCAGTGGGTAACGCGGTAGTAATCTAAATCGTTTTCTTCGCGGGTTAATTTCGCGGCGTGGATGCGGTAGCCAACAGATACATTCACGCGAATCTCATCTTGCATATCGATAAGAAGTTGCTGGCCAAGCGGATTGCGGCTCATCTTTATTTCAGCGTAACCACGACCTTTCTCAATCCATGCTTTTTGAATAACACCGCGCTGGTCGTTCCAGTTGTGATCGCTAAGGAACGGACCTTTGTTGTTAATGCGTGACAGGTCACATTCACCTTCTTCGTGACCAAGGGTTTCTACCCATCCCCAGCGCTCAACTTCATATTCACTGGAAAAGCTAAGGGTGACAATACGGCTTTCTTCGTCTACCTTTTCAATTTGCGCTTCCATGTCGCGCTGCATGACAGGGCATTGCCCTTTGCGCAACATGGCTGCAGTAACTTTATTTACGTTCACTGTTCGCCCTCTTCTTCGTCATTTTTAGGGGCGTTCTTATTGGCTGCAGCTGCAACTTTTGCCCCTTTGCCAATACCAAAACCTTTAGCTAACTCCATCGCTGGACCTAAAATCTGAAGATATTGCTGCCAACCTTCAGCCATTTCGTTTACGTCAATGCCCTTTTCGTTAAGAACATCCATCGGATTAACAGTGAAGTTATCCATCCCTGCCCCGACAGCTTGCTCATCTTTTAAAGGGTCAACCCATTGCCATCTGCGACCTTTAAACGAAAAAGCATCAATACTACGTTCTAAGTCGTAACCTCTCAGGTTATCTATGGCGCCATTCAAAAGCGCATGTTTAAGCCAGCGTTGGTATATCGCACCAACCACCTGACTTATTAACCAACCTTGAAGTCGCTTCCAGTGCTCTCTATCTTCGAGTACTGCTTGACGAAGGCTTGACCATGAGACACCTTCATAATCGTTCGCGCCTGTGTTGTAGTTCACATCAACGCCAGCAAACGCGCCTTTAAGCGAGGCCTTCTGAAATCCTTCAACTGAATCGCCGTGGTGCTGAAAGTTTGTTTCTTTTGCGCGGTAACCTTCTGGGGTGATTGCTGCACCACCTGGCTCAAGTTCGAAAATGAAATCTCCTTCATCCTCTTCTTCAGGGGCTTCTTGCTCTGGATCGCGTTCGTAAATAACCATGTTGCTAGCTGCAACCCTACTACCCACTAGCGCTGATTCGCGGTAACCACCTATATCGTGAAAATCTAAGAGTGATGCGTGAGCCCATGGAACACCGCGTGTTTGACCAGGGCGGAACATTGGAAAAGGAAGAATGATTTCATCTGCAGGAATACGAACGTAGCGCTTGCCAGTATTATCATGGCGCCACGTATGTTCACCAGGGTGGTTAGTCAACAAGTGATAAGCAACATGTCTGCCCCACTTATCTATTTCAACGCCCATTTTAATGCGAACGCCGTTCCCTAAATCTTTGTTTAAAGTGGCGTCCAACAGGTCAGCTTCAATAAGCTGAATGGCATACCCGAACTTATTGGGCGCGCCGTGAATGTGACGAATGATAATGTCACCGTCTTGGCATACGGTTTTTGCAATAAGCTGCATTGCGCTAACAAAATCCATGCGGCCACTGATTTCGCAAATACCAATCTTGCTCCACTTAGCGAACGCTTTTTCAATGGACTGGTTAGCAACGCGGTCTAATTCCCCATCAGCACTACGAACCTCAGCGTGTAAGCGTGGCCCCTTATCTCCAATGACATGAGTTTGCACCATGGAGAAGAAGCGCTTCATATAACCAACGTCTTCACCGGCTTTGCGACTAGCAGCCTTTATCCTTGATAAATCGCGTCTTAACGTTTCATCAATGCTAAGACCAGAACCAAAGAAATTATTTGAACTGATACGTGGGCTTTTTGCTGCAGCAAAGCGTTCCTGCGCATGCAATTTATGACGCTGACGATCACGGCTAGAACCAGCGCCTTTCCCAAGAACTGGTTCAACTCGCTCAGTTTCGCCTTTCGACTTTTTAAAGAGATTAAACATACACTACCTGTAGTAAGCTCGACGTGGAGGTTTAGTTAAGCCCTTCTTCTGCTTAACTGTGCGAACGCGCCAGCTGTACTTGCGCTTCAACTTTTCAAGCTGCTCAATGGGTATGCGAGTTAAGCTGCGGCCATCAACTGTGTAGTTTTCATGATCTGAGAGAATGCGGCCTTCGATTCGCTTTTCTATGGCTTTCAAAACGCGTTCGGCATGACTGGTAGTGTCGCAATACTCTAAATCATGCGGGTTCGCGTCGATAATGATGTAACCATGGGCTACTGTTCTACGGCCTGTGCCATCATCGCTAAAAAGATGCCAGCGGTATTCGCCAGACTGGTACCCTTTCGTTTCTTCAGAACCAAGGTCAACATGAAGCGCCCCATCAACCACAGTTGTGTCGATGGTAAATTTGCTTTCGGGGCCAACCAGAATGTACTGATAAGTGTGTGATGAGTTCGCCACTTTGCGTGACCACTTGGCGTAGTCACCTTTTATTAAACGTTTTGGTTCATTCATTATCTAACCTGAGTACTAAAGCCACGCTTTCGCCGTGGGCGAGTGGCAGATGATTGGCGTTTTCGCTTGGTAGCTTTCTGTTCGACTTCGCTTTCTAATTCAGCGCTGAACATGTCTTTCTGGCTTAAGCTGCTCTCTAATGCATCCCATTGGGCGCTAGTTTTGGCGTGAACCTTTTGAGACATTGCAGCGTGAAGCGCATAAACTTCGCAGTCGGTACCTTCGTTTCGTCTACCGCTTCGACACTGCCAAGTCATTTGGCCGCGAAGCTTTTTACTTGGCGCTTTGACCTCAGCAGTGACTTGTTCCCAGTAGTCAGCTCGCGCATCTTTGTAGCTATGCATGAAAGCCCCGGTACCTTGAAGGCGCTTTGATAGAAGATCTTTAGCCTTGTGAGTACCGACGAGGTAAACAAGAACGCCGTGTTTATCTGCTTTTGTTGAACGTTTGGCGTTGTTGTGGTCAAGTTTTGCAGAAGGTAAGCGGAAAATTTCACGCTTACCGTTGTCGTTACTGTCACCTTTTATAGCCATAAGGTGAACGCGTCTATGTTTCTTACTTCGTGTTCTAACGTAGTGATAAACCGCGTGGTTGGTACCACCATCTGAACTATCAATACTGGCCGCTGACAAGTAAATTCGACCTAGCGTTTCGTGCTCAAAACCGTTGAAAAGTAGCTGGTCTAACTCATCCCATACTGGATCAGCTTTATCAACACAGTCACCGGCTATCTCTTTCCAGAGAACCAGCCAGCTTTCTTCGTTTCTACCGTATGCCCGAATGATGATAGCCAGCCTATCGTGCTGAACATCAACGCCAGCGGTAACAATTAAGCCGCCTTTAGGTACCGTTAGCTCTGGGTAGTCATCAGCAAGCGCCTGCAGCTGCTCGTGATTCAGGTTATCTTTACTGCGGTATGCGTAAGGCTTACCCAGTTTAGAGTTCTGAAAAATTATCCTACCGGCTTCATCACCAGCTGCTGCTTCATGCTCTGCTTCAAGAAAGTCCTTAACCAAGCTTGAAAGCGAGGTGCCAGGAATACAAACGTAAAGTTCAGACAGCCCTTTGAAGGTTTCAATTACGC